CGCAGCTCCCGCTGTGTGATCAGCTTCTTCAAGAGGTCGTTGTCCTGTCGCTTATTAGAGCCCGTGACGTCATCGCCCATGACCAGCTGCTTTGCCTCTGCCCACGCGTTGAAACCTGCGTGTAGACTGTTCTGGTTGATTTCGGTGAAGTTCTTGCCGTAGATCCTGCCCAGCGTGTAGCCAATCAAAGATTTTCCCGTGCCATGCTTCACACCATGGATGACCGCCGCGGTGAAGAGCTTTGTTCCAGGATACTGGATTGGGTATGCACACCAGCGCAGAAACCACTCGGCGTCTTTCTTGTCTGCCCCATCAAACAGGTGGTTGACCAGATCCAGGAAGGGTTGATGGTTTCCCTTCTTAGGCTCCACTCCCCATCCAGGCCAGAGGTTGTAGGCACTGAGCACCTCGCTCTCAGGGTTGATGATCTTGGGCGCGCCTGGTGCGTAGGTCATCGTGCTGACTTGAGCGCGGCATGGCCACTTGAGCCAACTCATGGCAACCTGTGCCTTCTTTAAGCTGATGGTGCCAGAGTCCGTGATGGTCAGCTCGGAATAGTCAATGTTCTGATAAGCCTCCTTGAACTGCATGGAGCTCATCTTGTCATTGGTCAGCTGGTTCACCACAATGCCCTTGTCCATGACGTAGGCAAGCTTCTCGTTGAGCTCAAAGAGCTTCCGCACTTGAGTCAGAGGTTGGTGCCGCTCGCAGAGCTCGGCAAGGGTCTGCTCGGGATTGTTCACGCACCAATCGTCCAGGCCTTGCTTCTTGCCACCATCGCCCTCAGGGATGAAGACGATGAATGGAAGGGCACCCCGGAGCATAAGCTCTTCGCACAAGGAGTTGAGCGCCAGCTGTACGCCGGGCTTCGAGATGACGTCCGAGTCAAAGATGACGTAGACACGGCGCTTGACCCAGTTAAAGGCCTCTAGCTCCTTGAGAAAGGTCATGCCCATGGAGGAGCTGCGGAAGTTCCACACACCACCGAGCCCAATGCAAGGGTGACCCATCACGCAGGCCTTGGCAGCTTTCAGCTCGCCCTCGGTGATGATCAGGGTCGAGTCAGGATCCTCCACGATCGCAGGCCAATCCACCACGGGAGGGAAGTAGGCCACAACCCCGGAGACCGGTTCGTTGGTGTAGCGGATGTCGTCCTTCGCGTCGCCATTGGGCCGCAGGTAGCGGAGCCGGTAAAAGCCGGGCCACTTCGGCGCAGCGCTCAGAGGCTTGTTCAGGTCCGTGGGATCCCAATAGGTGATGCGCAAGCTGCAGATCGGTTTGAAGGAGTCATGCAGGGCCTGCGTGTCGTCAGCAGTGAGAGCCTCCATGCGGAGGTCCTTGAAGTCCTGCTCGCTCAGTCCCGACGTTGCAAGCTTGGCAATGGCCAGCTCATAGGCATCGTCCTTGGATGGGTCGGCAAAAAATTTTGGGGGTTTTTTGGTCGCTGGCTTTGTGTTTGAAGCGGGTTCAGCTTTCTTGCGGGCTGCAGCCATCAGAGAAGTCCTCCGACGGCTGCACTTATTTTGATTGGTGTCATGTTGTTCCTGATAAGCTCGGGCCTGATGCCAAGCGTCCACGTTGACCCGTCCTCAGCATTGGCAGGCCCCATACTTGTGTAGATCAGCACCCACAAATAAAGGTGTCACCCCACAAAACCGAGCTGCTGAGGAACGGTGTGGACCAGGATTGGCGCGGGGCCAGATGATACACGGCTCGTGGGGTGACGGATCGAATTTTAGCATGAGTTCTTCTCCTCCTAGAATTATTTAAAAGCGCTTTGCCATTTTCTTAGGCAGCACAACTCGCAGATCTTCGTCACCCGATTCAATGGCCGCCGCACTGAGAACGGTTTCAAGGTCACCCACCTTGCGCACGTATACGCACAGCGCGCGCCCTTTTCTAAAGATGATGCCAGCGGGTGTGGTCACCAGTTTGTTTTGTATGGTGCCCTTTGACAGACCACAATCCTTTGCCACCTCTTCAATGTTCTTGAGAACAATAGGCGGAGCGTCTGAATGGGTGAACTTGTAGAAGACTTCCGTTATGCCTTTGGCCTCGCGCTTGGCAGCCCATGAGGCAGCTATGGCCTCTCCGTGCTTGGCCTTGCGCTCCTCGTCCCATGCTTGGGTCCGCCCATCTACAAGACCGCGGGTTCGGATCTTCATGTCGATTTCGCCAAGGTCCTCAAGGAATTTTTTGTGCAGCTTGGGGGACAACTCTTTTGACAGTTCGAGCACAAGGCCCGTGAGGTGGCCCAGCTTGGCTTCAAGTATTTGCGTCTTGCTCATCGTGTTCTCCTTACTTTTACAACTCTGCCTTTGGCATCCATGAAAAATTTTGTTCGCCCGAGGGGGCAATTATTCTGCAGCTCTGTTGCTGCATAAGCACCTGAGACCTCTGTTATGGGGTCTTTTCCGAAGGTTTGATTGCCGGCGGAGTTTGGCATTGAGTTGAGCTGTAGGTCGCTAAGCTCTAAGAGGCCGCGCACCTCTTCCTTTTTCTTTAGCTCGTATATTCCGACGTCATACTTATAGGTCTCGGAGCTTCTCATCTCCCGTGGTCTCTTGACTTCAACCTCCTGCTCATTGCGCTTGGCAACTCTGTTCTTCCACGCCTCAGCTTCTTGAGCTGCGGACTGAGCTCTCTGCTTCTCTTCAAGCTCGCGCATTTTCTTAGCTTCAAGCGCACCCTTATCTATAGGGGGTTTCTTGGCTGCCATGTTCTCTCCTGTTGGTTTGCGGCTCTGAGCACTTTGCTCGCCGTGGAGAGATTATGCCCAGGTTTAATTAGCCCAGGAAACTATTTTTTCTATATAAGTAGTCCAAGGTTATAGATAATCTTTGGTAGATAAATGTACTTTTTATGAATGAATATAAGCAAATACAAATACTATTATAATAATATATAAATTTAATTGGAAAATCCTTACTATAAATATAGCACCTTCACGCGTAATTAAAGATAACTCAATGAAGCTAAGAACTGGTGCCAGTTATTGTTATCAGCCCATTGAAATGGACGCCCAAAGCCACTGACTGTCATTTGTAGGGCCCTTTATCTTTGATTCCAACGACTGTTTCTATTGATTCAATTGACTGTCGGCTCTATATAGCACATAATCCTCTTTGGTTTTTCTTATTTTTGGATTCAATAAACTCAAGGAGTGGCTATGAACGACGCAAAGGGCGGCGCTCGAAGGGGTGCGGGCCGACCGAAAGGAGCAGTGACCCGGGTCTCACTGATCGCACGAGCCGAGGCCAAAGCACTTGGTCTACTGCCCCACGAGTGGCTTCTCAAGATTGCCCGTGGTGAACCCGTTGAGCAAACCTATTGGAAGGACGTGCTTGACTCCCGCGGCAACTTCAAATGCAAGGAGCTCGTGACCGAGGACATCTACCCAACCATTGACATGCGAGCGGACTGTGCCAAAGCTGCCGCCCCGTACTACGCGCCTCGACTTGCCACCCAAGTCATCACGGTCCGAACAGCTGAAGACAAGTTCAATGACATGGACGACAAGTCTCTTGACGACATGATCAAGATGCTCAGCAAGGGTGCCAAGAAGGTCAAGGGCGATGACCAAAGCTGAGCGCGTAAAGCTCCTCCTCCTCTTGAAGGAGAGGGTCCGCCGAGAAGCGGTGAAAGACCTGCACACATTCCTTGAGCATTTTGCCTGGCCTGTGCTGCAGCCTGGCACGCCCTTCGTGGACAATTGGCACATCCACGCCATCTGTGAACACCTTGAAGCTGTGAGCGCCGGGCAGATCAGGCGCCTGGTCATCAACCTTCCCTTCCGGATGCTGAAGTCGACCATCGTCTCTCAGGCCTTCCCCGCTTGGGAGTGGATCACCCGGCCGCATATCCAATACTTGACAGCCTCTTACGCAAAGGACGTGGCCACTCGGGACGCGGTGGACAGCCGCAAGATCATTGAGTCGCCCGGATACCAGAACGCCTGGGGCGACAAGTTCAAGATGACCTCCGACCAGAACGTCAAGACCCGCTACGAGAACGATCGTAAGGGTTCCCGCGTGGTCACCGCTACGGATGCTGCAGGTACTGGCTTTGGCGGCAATCGCATCATCATTGACGATCCAGTCTCGGCAGCTGAAGCTGACAGCGAGACAGCACGGGCCGCGTCCATAGAATGGTGGCGGGGCACGGCAGCCACGCGTCTCAACAACCCACAAGAAGATGCGATCGTCTTGGTTCACCAGCGCCTGCACCAGGAAGACTTGACCGGCTATGTGCTAGCCGAAGAGAAAGGATGGGAGCACCTGGTCTTGCCCATGAGGTTCGACCCAGAGCTGCGCAAGACCACAAGTCTTGGCTTTGTGGATCCCCGCAGGGTCAAGGGCGAGCTGCTCAGTCCTAAGCGTTTGAACAACGCCACGGTGACCGAGATGGAGGAGCGGCTTGGTAAGTACCACACGGACGCTCAGCTCCAGCAGAACCCATCCAACCGCGAGGGATCCATTTTCAAGAAGAAGGACTGGCGCTTCTACCATGAGCGGCCTGAGAACATGGTCAGCGACATGGACGAGATTATCTGGTCGTGGGACTGCGCCTTCAAGGGCACATCTACAAGCGACTACGTGGCTGGCCACTGCATCGGGCGGAAGGGTGCTAACAAGTATCTGCTCGCCCGCGTGTGTGAGCGCATGGGCTTCTCTGCCACCAAGGCTCAGATCGAGAATGAGCAGGCTCGCACGCCCTTTGCCACCAAGACCATCGCAGTGCTGATCGAGGACAAGGCAAACGGTCCTGCCATCATTGACGCCCTGGAAGAGGACGTGCCTGGTCTGACGCCCATCACACCTCAAGGCGGCAAGGTGGTTCGCGCCCATGCTGTCCAGCCGCAGCACGAGGCCGGTAACTTCTACCTACCCAGCCCAACAATGGCCGGCTTCGAGTGGGTCAACGACTTCATCGACCTCTTCTCCAAGTTCCCTGGTGTGAAGAACGATGATGACATTGACGCATGGACGCAAGGCGTGAACTGGTTCCAAACGCGTGAAGGCTTCAAGCACGCATCCGCGGCCCCTGCTACAGGTGGCAATCGCATTTACTGATAGGACACTCCAATGAAGAACCCATTCCGCAACGTATTCGCCCGTCCCGCAACAGAGGGCGCGGCAGTTGGCTCAGCCGACGCCCAGGTCGGTCTCTATGAAGAGGAGGCCACCACTCAGCTGGTCCAGATGCTGACCCGTATCCCTGACATTGACGAGGTGCTCAAGCAGGCCGGCATCCGGCGTGACAAGCTTCGCGTGCTGCTCTATGACGACGAGATTGCCCAGGCTTGTGAGACTCGGCTCGACGCCCTGCTCGCTGTGCCCTTCCGCATTGAGCCATCTGAAGGACCAGCAGCAGAGTTCCTTGAGGAGATGCTCACGCCCATGATGCGTGACGCAATCGCAGGCGCATTCCAAGCGCGCCTCTTTGGCTACTCGGTGCTTGAGGCTGTGTACTACAAGCGGGCTGACGGCAAGATTGGCCTGTCCTACCTTGGAGAGAAGCCCTTCGAGTGGTTCGAGCCCAAGTCTGATGGTCGCCTGATGTTCTTCCCCGATGATGGAAGCGGTGGCAGCACGGGCGTGGAGGTGGACCAGCGCCACAAGTTCTTCCTCACGCGCTCGCGTCCTACGTATCGCCAGCCATACGGCGAGGCTCTTCTCTCTCGGCTGTATTGGCCTTGGTACTTCCGTGCGAACGGCTGGAAGTTTTGGGGTAAGTTCCTTGAGCGCTTTGGTACCCCTCTGCTTGTGGGCAAGAGCTCTGACCCTAAGGCAATGGTCCGCGCGCTTCTGCTTGCCCACTCTCAAGCGGTCATTGGTGTGGACGTCAAGGACGACGTGACCACTGTCGGCGCCCCATCCGGGAACAATGGTCAGGCCTTTGATGGCTTCGAGACAGCCATCATCCGCCGGATCCAGAAGGTCGTGCTAGGCCAGACGCTGACCAGTGGAACGGACGGAGGCTCAGGCACTCGCGCTCTTGGCCAAGTGCATGACTCTGTGCGCACGGACAAACGAGACAGCGACATTCAGCTGGTCATCAATACTGTCCAGCGGGTGGCCGACGCTCTGTGTGAGCTCAACGGCCTGGGCCGTCACACCATAGTCTTTGCCGATGAGACTGGCCTTGAGTCAGAGCGGGCTAAGCGTGACAACGACCTCTACAAAGTTGGCGTCCGCTTCAACAAAGGATACTTCGCAGACAACTACGATTTATATGAGGAGGACTTCACCCTGCTCAGCGACGCTTTGGGCGAGGGTCCTCCCCCTCAGCCGGTGAGTGGCGCAGCGGCTAATCCTGACGAGCTCAGTGATGCGCAGCCTGCTGCAAACGCACGTGCCGGGGCGAAGGCTGGGAAGGGTCCTCCTCATTTTTTTACAAAGGGAAAGCAGGGTGAACTTGAATTCACTCCTGAGCAGCAGGAGATTGAGGACATTGCTGATGACACCCAGACGGAAGCTGCTACCCCGCTCGGGACCGCGATCCGTGAGGCCGTGCTCTTGGCGGATTCTCCAGAGGACCTGCAGGACAGGCTCTTTGCCCTGATAGGCGGCAAGGTCAGTCTTGATGAGTTCCGCCTGGTGACCGAGCGAGCGCTCTATGCAGCTGATGTGGTTGGCTACGTGGCGAGCGAGAAGGAGGTCTGATCATGGCAGCCATCAACGTAGCCCAGGGCATGGCAATGGCCGAGGCGGTGGAGTATGCCAAGGCGCGCGGTGTTGTGCTGCCTGACATCTACTATGGCTATTTGGTGGGCGTGCAGAAGAGCCAAGCAACCACGGTCGCGGGCTTGGCCTCTCTTGAGCAGATCAAGTTTGTGATTGACCTGGTGACCAAGGCGCTGAAGGAGGGTGGGACGTTCAAAGAGTTCCAGGACGACGTCCGAGAGAACCGCCTGGGCATAGACCTTCCCCCCTACCGCTTGGACAACATCTTCCGCACCAACATTCAAGTGGCCTACAGCCGCGGACGTTGGGAGCAGCAGAAGCGCGCAGCCTCCACTCGGCCCTACCTGCTCTATAGCTCCATCAACGACTCCAGGACGCGCCCAGCTCATGCTGCTATGAATGGCACCATCCTCCATCGTGATGATCCGTGGTGGGCCAACCACTATCCTCCATGCGGCTACCGCTGCCGGTGCTCCGTCATTTCATTGAGCGACACCCAGGCGCAGAAGCGTGGCGTCTCACCCTTTGGACCTGACGTGGATCCTGATGAGGGGTGGGACTTCAACCCAGGCGAGACGTACAAGGCGCCATTGGATAAGGTTTTGGCTGACTTTGGGAAGGACTTGGTGGCTGACAAGCCACGCTTGAACAGGGTTTTGTCAGAGGCCAAGGCCAGGATCCAGGAGCAGGCCGACATCAACCAGGCCGACCGTACGAACTCCCCAAAGAAGTGAGCCCCAATACCTCGATTTTGTTGAAAAAGATGCGGCCAAATTCAAAATTGACATATAATCCAACGAAATTGAAGCATTGAGCATAGGAGCTGCCATGGGTGATAAAGAAAAGCGCAAGCTGAATGCTGAGAACCGGCAATTCACCTTTGCTGCTCAGCCAAAGTTTTCAAGCGATGGCGAAGGTGCTAAGCGCCAACGCAAGTTTGCTGGTGTGGCCTACAGCGGCGAGGTCATCACCGGGCATTGGTATTGGGACAACGTGGTCTTTGACCTGAGCACTATGTCCGTGCCTGCCAAGCTCCCCGCTCTCATTGACCATGACCGCTCGGCGCGTTGTGGCTATGTCACAGCGTCTTCCATTGGGAACACCGATGGTTTGACGGTCAGCGGGATCCTGCTCTCCAACTCTCACGGCTCCGCAGTCGCTGAAGAGTCTGACGAGGGCTTCCCTTGGCAAATGAGCGTACACATTGAACCGGGCAGCGTTGAAGAAGTGCTCCCCGGTATCAGCACCATCGTGAACGGCCGGAATCTGGTCGGCCCGCTGATGGTGTTCAAAAATTCGAAGATCTCAGAGGTTAGCTTCACGGCTACCGGCTGGGATTCGAATACTTCCGCCGCAGCAATGTCGCGAGGCGGTGAATCCTCACCTTCATCCTCTCAAGGAGATAGCACCATGGACTTGAAAACTCTTCAAGATCAAGTTGCTGCGTTGGAAGCCGACAAAAAATCGCTTCAAGCCAGCAAAGACGACCTGACCACGCAGCTGGGCACGGCCAACGAAAAGTTGACCAAGTTCAGCAATGAAGTCCGCACGGGCGCCGTCAAACAGTTGTTCACGGACATTGGCCGCGAATACAAAGACGACGATGCTCAGGCCAAGGCTTTCAGCGTGATGCCTCAAGATGCCTTCGATGCCACGGCCACCGTTCTGCGCGAGCAGTTCAAAAAGCCCGCAGTTGACTCCAGCCTGTTCAGCCACACGGCCACAGGCGGCGGCACCCATGCAACTCAAACGTCTGCACCTGCGGTGAACCCGCTGATGGCTGACGCAGAGAAGCGCAACTCCCAGTTCTCCAAGCGCGCCTCCTAAGCCGCCGAGCTCAACAACCCTGAAACTGAAAGGAAAGCCATTATGGTTACCGTAGTAAAAGCTGAGCTCGGCGTCGTAAGCGACTGGCTCTTGTTTGAAGAAGACGAAAGCGGCCGTTATAGCCGCGAGAACGTCACCGTGGCCCCAGGCCAAATCCTGGTCTCGGGCCAAGTGGTTGGCTACAACGCTGCTGGCACTCAGGTCGTAGCCTATGACGATGTGGGTCCTGATGGTGATGTGGCCGCCGGCATCTTGGTGTTTGGTGTGACCACCGGCGTGGGCGAAACTGCTCAAGCCGCCATGGTTGTGCGCCATGCCCGAGTGGCTCCAAGCCAGCTGACCTTCCCTAATGGCCTCGGTGCTCCAGCTAAGGCCAACGCCCTGGCTGACCTGGCCGCCAATGGCATCGTGCTTGTGCGCGAAGCCTGATCATCAACAAACACAAAAGAAAGGAACATCCATCATGATGATTGATCCGTTCAAAGACGGCTTCAGCTTGGTACAACTGAGCCAAGCAATCAACGTCCTCCCCAACATGTACGGCCGTGTGAATGAGCTAGGCATGTTCGCCTGGCGCGCTCAAACCACTCCCGCTGTTGTCATCGAGATGAACAACGGTGTCTTGACCTTGGTGCCTACCACCCCTTGGGGCGGCGTTGCACCGAAGAACAAGTCTGGCAAGCGCAACGTCCGCGCCTTCAGCATCCCGCACACTCCTCTCGAGGACACCGTGCTGGCTTCTGACGTCATCGGCGTTCGTGCGTTTGGCTCCGAGAGCATGCTGGACACGGTGGCCGCCAAGGTCAACGAGAAGCTGCAGACCATGAAGAACAAGATTGACCAGACCATGGAGTGGCGCAAGATTGGTGCTCTCAAGGGCTTGGTGCTTGACGCTGATGGCACAACCGTTCTCGAAGACTACTTTGCCGCTTTTGGTGTTACCAAGAAAGTGGTGAACTTTGCGCTGAGCACTCCAGGCACCAACGTTCGCGCCAAGTGCATTGAAGTGGTCCGCTACATGGAAGACAACCTCCAGGGCGAGATGATGACGCGCGCAAGCTCGTTGGTCAGCCCTGAGTTCTTCGATGCGCTTATCAGCCACCCAAGCGTCAAGGAAGTCTACTCCGGTTGGTCTGAAGCTGCCAACAAGCTGGGCGGCGATCTTCGCAAGGGCTTCACCTTTGGTGGTCTGTCCTTTGAAGAGTATCGCGGTGTGGTTGACGGCAAGCGCTTCATCGATGCTGGCGAAGGTCACGCCTTCCCCGTCGGTACGAGCGAGACCTTCAGCAACTTCGGCGCTCCTGCTGACTTCATCGAAACGGTGAACTCGATGGCCCTGCCCTTCTATGCTCGCCAGCAGAACAAGGACTTCAACCGCGGCATCGACCTGCACGTGCAGGCCAACCAGCTGCCACTTGTCAATCGCCCAGCAGCAATTGTCGAGATGGTCGCCAGCTAAGCAAACTGACAGGAGCTGAATATGATCTACGCCGCCACCCAAGACCTTGAAGCCCGCTATGGAGTCGATGAGATTGCCATGCTCGGTCAGACCGTCGGACTTGGTG